GATCACAATGGCGCTTGAAGCTTACGAGGATACACACAAAAAAACTCGTTAGAGCAAGGGTGAATCGGCGTGGTCTGCTCAGCGGGCCATTGATGCAACCAGGTGTTTAGTGGATCGCGATGAAGCGGTTCTTGCCGCCGGGGATTCGCTAGGGGCTACGATAGATTGAAGATCTGATTTTTGCTATGGCCCGCCCTGGAAAATTTGACCATCTGAAACCAGAGATTCTGAGGCTGATTGCCGAGGGTATGGCTTGGGGCGATCTCCGTTCGCAGTATCCCGACCTGCCAGAACGAACGTTGGCTAACTGGATGAAGCTGGTGAATAGTACCCCAGACCCAACAGAATTTGCCACTGCCGAACATCCTGCCAAATCCCTGCCAAACCCCCCAAGAGAGCCTAGGTTAAGGCTTCCTATTGATCCAGAGTCGCCCATCGAAAAAATCAAACACGCGCTTTGGGATATTGTTTACAACCCTCAGGGCAAGGGTGCGGCGGTGCAGGCATTGAATATTCTGCTGAAAATTGAAGCGCCTTGGCTGGCCTCTGGTGGCACCGAGCCGCCCGCAGAAGATGACAGCAACGAAGTGAAGGTAACTCGCAAGGTGGTAGATGCCCAGGGGAATTAACCTCGAAATCATCACACCTCGCTGGGCATTGCCCCTGCTAGAACCCTATCGCTACAAGGGGGCCAAAGGTGGTCGCGGTGGGGGGAAGTCTTGGTTCTTTGCTGACCTGCTGATAGAACAGCACGTTTGCAACCCACACCTTCAAAGTGTGTGCATACGTGAGGTGCAGAACACCCTGGATACTTCGGTGAAAAAGTTGCTAGAGGCCCGCATTGACCACTACGGGGTAGGGCATCTGTTTGATATTCAGGTCAACCGAATCCTAGACAAGCGGGGGCGAGGGCTGATTATCTTCAAGGGAATGCAGGACTACAACGCCAGCAACATCAAATCTTTGGAGGGGTTCGACCGAGCATGGGTAGAGGAAGCCCAGAACCTTAGCCAGCGATCTTTGCAGTTGCTACGCCCGACCATTCGTAAAGAGGGCAGCGAGATTTGGTTTAGCTGGAACCCTGAGAACGAGAGCGACCCTGTAGATCGATTCCTTGCCGAACCTAGGCCCGATGCCGTGGTAGTGCTGTGCAACATCTACGACAACCCACTTCGGTCTGACCTGCTATGGGCCGAGATGTTGGCCGACCGAGAACGGTTGGACGTGGGCGAGTTTCACCACATTTGGGAGGGTGGATACCGCACCATTAGCAAGGAACAAATCTTTGCCGATAAAGTGAGGGTGCAAACCTTTGAGCCATTGCCGGGATGGGATGGGCCATACTATGGCGCAGACTGGGGGTTTGGGGTTGACCCCACGGTGGCGGTAGAGCTTTGGATTGATGACCGCACCTTGCATGTATACCGGGAAAGTTATCGCTATCACCTGGAACTAGACGACATTCCTGCGACGTGGAAAGCCGATATGCCAGGGATTGAGCAGCACGTTATTCGGGCCGATAGTGCAAGGCCGGATACCATCAGCTATATGAAACGCCACGGGTTTCCGTTGTTGGTGGGGGCAGAAAAGGGTAAAGGCAGCATTGAAGATGGCATCCAATTTCTACGCAGCTTCAAAGCTATTGTGGTTCATCCCCAATGCGCTGGCCTGATCGCAGAATCGCGTAATTACAAATGGAAAACCAATCGAGCGGGCGACATATTGCCAACCCCAGTGGATGCCCACAACCACGCTTGGGACAGTGCCCGCTATGCCCTCGCACCATTGGCCGGAAAGGATAACATTGCCGCAAGACTAAGCGCCCTCAGTGGTTAGCGGGTTAATATGGGGGATATTACTACTTCCCCGGTACGATGGCCGATGATGCCCTTGCGACAATCCGCCTAGATTCTGTTCTGTCGGCCCTAAACCATAGCCTGATGCGCAATGGTGCGACGGGGATGGGTACTAGCCTCGATCCTTACAATCAAGTTGAGGTAGGGTATGGGCGGTTGCTGAATGAGCAGCAGCTAAGGGCACTGTACCGAGGGTCTTGGTTCATTCGGCGAGTGGTTGATCTGCTCCCCCAGGACATGACCAAGGCGGGTGTGGAGGTGATGTTGCACGATGGCAGCAACGCCCGCATTGTGAACAAGGCGATGCAGCTTTACCACGATGGTGGGCAGCGCCAGAACCCCTACGAACGTCGCCTAGGGTGCAACGAAGCCCGCCGCCTAGCGCTGACCTATGCCCGATGGTTTGGGATGGGTTACATTGTGCTGCGTGTGAACGGTGGGGAAAACCCTGGCAAGCCCTTGACCAAAGTAAAAAGCTTTGAGGGTGTCAGTGTCCTAGACCGCTATAGCTTGCGGCCTGCCATTGGCACCATTGATGTTCACAACCCAGAGTATTACCAGGTATCGCGCCATGATGCCCCCGGCGGCTTTGGTGGTGAACTACCAGTGATGCAGCGCATCCATGCGAGTCGGGTGCTGGTGTACAAGGGGGCGATGATCCACCCCTACGACATTCAGCTAGAGGGTGACGGGGGGCACGATAGCGTAGTGCAGCAGGTGTATGAAGCCTTCGCGCGCCACTTCATGGCCAAGGATGCCATCTCGAAGGGGTTGGATAGTTACAGCCTGTTCAAGGTGGCGATCAGCGGATTGTCTACGTTGCTGCAATCCCCTAATGGCACACAGACGCTTACCGAATATCTGAACACGGTAGCCCAGCAGATGAGCCTACACCGCATCATTGTGCAGGATACCGAGGCTTCCAAATCGGAGTTTCAAGAGCGGTCGTTTGCGGGCGTTGCTGAAAACTTCAAGTTTTTTGTGGATGACTTGATTGCTTCCACGGGCTACCCCCATTACAAGATCTACGGCAGTGTGGGTAAGGCAGGCCTGGCGGATAGTGGCGGTGCTGAGAGTCGGGCATGGGCTGAAACCGTCAACGCTTATCAGTCGATGGAATTAGCTGACAATGACCGGACATTGTTCCACGCCATCTTTGAAGCCTTGGGGCGTGTGCCTAAACAATGGGAAGTGACCTATCCCAGTATCTATTCCTCGACACCAGAGGAGGAAGCCAACCTTGCCAAGGTGCAAGCCGATACCCTAACGGCACTGACCAGGGAGGGGGTGATTACCACTCGCCAAGCCTACCAATCGTTGGCCACGGGGCAACCCCTAGAGAACGTACTGAAGCCATTGGATGAGGCCGATGTGCTAACCCCCGTAGAAGAAGAGGCCGCGCAAGGGCCAAGTGCTGAGGATGAGTTAGCGGCGTTATTGGGTGGTGATGCCCCCGCTGCTGCTGAGGATGCCTCCGTTGAAGCTACTCCCGTGGAACCTGAGGCCGTAGGGGATACCCCTGCCGAGGATGTACCGGAAGAGGTAGCGGTAGATGAACCCTTGCCCGATGCCGTTGACGCGCCATTGGAGGAACCCCTAGAAGAGGACGAGATTGCGACTGAGGTGGAATCCGAGGTAGTGCCGGACGATGAACCAGAACCCCTCAGTGCTGAAGAGGAGATGGCTGCGCTGTTGGCCGAAGATGACGATGAAATCCCCGCCGTTGATGATGGCGAAGAAGACGAACTTGGATTTAGCGAAGACTTTACTTTAGAAGTTGACGACATTCCCGACGATGAAACGGTTGAATCCTTAGCGCAATTAGAGCAGGTTACAGATAGCGTAGACGATGCGTTGTCCTACCTGCTAGGGTGGCGAACGGATGCCCCTAGCAAGGGTGGCAAAGGTAAGCGAGGGCAACGGAGAGAACGGCCAGATTGCTCCAAGGGCCGAAGCTGTGGGATGAGTTGTGTAGATCGGGATAAGTCATGTGAACCGGACTTAAGCCCCATGGCTGAGGCTGCTGCAAAAGCAGTGGCAAGGCGTGGCAGAACTGGGGGTAACAACGCAGACCCGTTTGATCCACGAGTGAATCCATTAAATATCCCTGATGCACCCAAGGCAAGCGGGCCGAAAAAGGTTCTTTCTGTGTGGATGAAGCCTATAGAAAGAGGTGCTGCTAATGGGCTTCAAGCCATCGAGAAACGACAGGCAACGATAGATAATCTCTACAAGGGCTTGATGGCTGGGCGCTTCAATCCTTTGTTTGGCGATGAACCCGAAAGGATTACCAATGGGAAGATGGGTGCTTTGAATGCCCTTAGTGATGCAAAGAATCCTAAGATTGGATTGTTTGCTAGTACGAACTCTGAAGGTAAGTTCACTGGGTTTATGAGTACAAAGGAAGGCAGAAATTCTATTGAAATATCTAGCCTTGGTACAGATGGGACACAGCCAGGGTCGGGTAGGGCTATGTTTAATCAGTTGATATGGATGGCCGCTAGTAAAGGGAAAGGGCTAGACGTTTCCCCCGTGCCTGATGCCGTAGAGTTCTACCGAAAAATGGGGATGACGGGTGACATGGGTAGCATGGAAATGAGTGCCGATGCTGTAAGGCGACGGGCGATCCAACTCCGCAAGGAGGGGCAGCTATGAAGATTCCAAACATAACCGAAGTTCCTAGTGAAAGCTTAGTTGAGTTAGTTGTTAAGTCAGTCTACGAAGGCGACGGAACGGGCACTACTGGCACCAAGGTTTTAGGCATTAGCAATCTAACCATTGGGGTTCCTACCGGGGGGTGGACATGCAACGCGGCTATCGTTACCAAGGGAGAAGAGGACACCCTTGAATGCGTCTATGACGGGGAACGCTACCGAGATAGGGTCATTATTAATGAAGGCGCTGATGAGATGGCGGCGTTGCTGGCTGAAGAGGAACAGCAGACGGATGCATCCGACACCTACACCCCACCAAAGTCAGCCCAACGCAATGCCCGCAAGGTATTGGAATGGCGGGATAAGTACGGCGATGAAGTCAAGGGGATGACCCGTGTTGGCTGGACAAGGGCGAATCAGTTAGCCAGCGGTGACCCCATCAGCATTGATACCGTTAAGCGGATGGCGCAGTTTAACCGTCATCGGAAGAATAGCGAAGTCGCACTAGAGCACAAAGACACGCCATGGAAAGACGCGGGCCATGTGGCGTGGCTGGGCTGGGGCGGCACAGAAGGAATTGACTGGGCCATCAGCGTAAGTGGTCGAACGGATAGCGATAATCTGTGGGGCTACCAAATCCCTCGGCATTCTCAGGCCCGCCGAAGCCTGGATATCGTGCTAGCCGACACGGTGCGGATTGACAACCTAGACGAGGACTTATTAACGATGCTTAGCCAGGAAACGGCGCGGGAACTCGTAACGGTTGCCGCCACAGAACTCTACGCCCATCGGGGGCAGGCCGTTGATGTCGCCGTTGATTCGGTGCATGTGGATGACGGGGCTTTGCTGGTGATGCTGCGGCTAGACGGTGACGATGGCCCTAGTGACACCCTAGTGACCTACCGAGATGGCCTGTGGCAGGAAGACCGGGTAGATGTTGAGGAGCTGTTGGAAAGCTTACTAGGGTGGCGCACTGATAAGGCCAAGGGCGGTAAAAAGCGCACGAGTAAGCCCAAATGCACCAAGGGTCGTAGCTGCGGGATGAGTTGCATTCCACAGAATCGCAAATGCAAGTCTGACCTAAGTCCTGCCGCTGACACGGTAGCCAAGTCGGTGGCTAACAGTAAGCCCAAACGTCAACCTAAAGCCAAGGCCACCCAAGACCCGTTCGATCCACGGGTGAACCCCATCAACTTGCCCGACAAACCCAAGGCAGCATCAAAGAGAACCAGAGTAGCTAAACCCAAGGCTACCCAAGAGCCCTTTGATCCACAGGTGAACCCCCTAAATCTAAAATCACTGGAAACATCAAACAGAGCAAGCTATAAGCCATTTATGACCCGCCAAGAAGCTGACGAGTATACGAAAAATAGCGTATACAAAAATGATGTTTTCTATCATGGCTCGACAACTGAAGGGATTAGGTCTATTACTACAGAGGGTGTTGATATAAGCCGCAATGGAACGGCTGTGTTTGGCT